CCCGCGCGGGTACTTGATGTGGTGCGTCTCTTTGGCTGCGGACTTGCACAGCTCGCAGAGACCCAGCGAGCGAGCGGCCGCATCGCCCTTGATGCGCGACCAGAGCGGCGACCTGAGATGTGATTCATAGGCCGTCATGCCTTGCGTCACGGCGCCACCCACTTGAACCCTTCGCATCGCTGCAGCAGGTCGCGTATGGGCTGGAATCTCCGGCTGGTGTTGGAGAACAGCAGCCCGCGCGCCGCAGCAGAACAGAAGCCGTCCTGCTGCAAGTGCTGGCACTCCAAGCAGACGCGGCGGTCGTCGTGGTCCGCATCGCGCCGGGCGAGTAGATTGGCTAGCGCTTCTGCCTTGGCTGCCGAGTAATCCCGGCGCCGGAACAGGCCGACGCGGAAGCGGCGGCGTGATGCGGTGCGGTCGGCGTTCATGCCACCCTCCCGCGGACAGCTTCCATCAGCACCGCGTTCTTCGTCCGCTCTGCCGCCAGCTCCTCGCGTAGAAGCCGGTTCTGTCGCTGCGTCTCGGTCTCTATTTCCTGCAACTGGCAGCCAACCTGGTAGGCCAGCCACTCGGGATAGATGCGGTTGCCGACGATCGAGCAGAAGTGCGCCAGCTTGTCGCCGTCGAGATTCATGGTCCCGGACTTGATGCGGCTGAACACCGCCTTGTCCATCTGCAGCGGGACGTAGATTTCCTTGTCATCCAGCGTGCTCGCGTCGCATGCCAGCGTGAAGGCCGCGCCGGCGGTCTTCTTCGCGCGCACCAGCTCTACAGGCACTTCCACCTGGGACGGCGGGCGCGACAGCGGCAGCTCATCCTGGGCATCGTCAACCGCACGCATCCTTGTTGCGCCTGGTTGACTTTGCCTTTTGAGCGGGCTAACGGACGATGAAGGCATGAACAAACCTACTCAAGCCGCGAAAGCCGCGGCAACTACGTGGTCCCGCCTAGCCGTAACCCACCTCCTGCAACGCCTGACCGCCCGCGCAGCGCGCGATCTGGAGGCGCAGGCCGGCGAGCTGCTGGAAGCGGCGCGGGCGCTGAGGGGCGGGGCGTGATGGCGCATCGGTCAGTCCCCAAACACCGCGACGGCGACGCTGACCAAGAACCGCACCACGACCATCACGAGCAGGGCAGCGAATCCGGCGGCGATACCGGCAGCGAGGTGGGCCAAGTTGATGCAGGCCATTCAGTGCGCCCTCATCACTTCCCAGACCATCAGCACCGCGGTGACAGTGCCCAGGCCTGCCAGGCAGATGAGCACGAAGCGCAGCAGGCAGCGGGCGATTTGGAGGAGGTCGCGGAGCATTCAGGTCCTCACGATCTGCTTGATCAGATCGATCAGCCAGGCGAAGACGACGAAGCCGACGAGCCAGCGCACCTTGTCGGAGGTAGTCCAGCGGCGCATAGCTCAGACCGTCGCCTTGGCGGTGGCGTCGGAGTCGGTGGGCTCTGACACCGTCGCGGCTTGCATCCCCTGCGAAATCCTCCACAGAGCCGCCTGGACCCGATCCGCAATGCGGGCGGGCAGCTCGTCTGGCCAAAGCGAGACGGCGGAGGAGCTGACCCCAATCGCCCGCGAGGCGGCCCCGACGGTTCCGCCAAGGAGTTTGATGGCTTCAGTCTTTGTCATCCGGCCATATTAGCCCACCAACCGTTACGGCGGCAAGTGGGCTTACAAGCCCGGGCGATCTTTTTTTGACTTGAATGGTTAGCACGCTTGACCCAATGGGTTAGTGCGTTTACAGTTGATCCCAACGCGCACCCCAGCGCCTTGGAGGACAGATGGCCGAGCAGGAACAGAAGCGAGCGGAGCAGCACACGCCGGGACCGTGGATAACCGTCGGTGCCGTCGGCGGGGTCGATGTTGAAACCGTGGGCGGCTTGACGATCTGCTTGCCGCTCAGCGCCGATGGAGCATTCGAGGCCAACGCCCGCCTGATCGCCGCCGCGCCGAATTTGCTGTCGGCGCTGATCGACCTTCACGCGGTGGCGCAGGTCGGTCGCGATGAGGACTGCTTCGCTATTGCGAACGCCGCCGCCGCAATCGCAATGGCTACCGGGAGCGCGCGATGACCCGCATGCACGCCTACGACGCCGACTACGGTCCGTATACCGGGATGCCCGGCGACCCACGCACGCCCGACGACGAGCCCAGCGAGTCCGACGACATGCTGACCGCGATTGGCGAGGCCGAGGAAGCGCTGATGAAGGCCCGCTCGCTGATCGAGGCGTCCGGCCCGCGCAAGAGCTTGCTGGCTGCGCGCTCGCTGATGAATGAGGCCGTGGGCTGGCTGCAGGAGGACTGAGCGATGCCAGCCACAACCACCTTCATCGTCAAGATCAGCCACGGCGATACCACCACCGAGGTTGCTGTCGTGGCGGCCTGCACGTGCGACGCCGTCATGGCTGCGCTTGAAGGGTTCGCACCGGATGACCCGGTGGGCCGCATCGACGTGGAACCAGCATGAGGAAGTACCCCTTCGCCCCGCAAACGATCGACTGTTTCAAGCCGACGCTGCTGGAGCGCCTGCGCCGCGCTGTCGCGGCACTGATCGAACGAATCGCTACTTGGACTTCGCGATGAACGACATCGTCACCCTCACCCCTGACCGCAGCACGTTTCTTGGTGGCAGCGATGCAGCCGCAGTGATCGGCGTCAGCCCGTGGGCCACGCCCGTCGAGCTGTGGATGCAGAAGACCGGCCGCGCGCCCAGGGCCGAGCCCGACCAGGTCCAGCAGAAGCGCTACGACCGCGGCCACAAGCTGGAGCCCTTCATCCGCGACATGGCCGTCGACAAGCTGCGCGACATGGGGTTGACCGTCGAGCTGGTCGCCTGCAACGAGCGATACGTGGACCCCGAGTACGGCTTCATGTCGTGCGAGATTGACTTCGAAGTGCGGCTGACCGGCGCCATCGTGATCGGCGGGCGCGAGGTGATCTTCGACGGCGAGCACGTCAACGCCGACGCCAAGAGCGTGACCGGCTTCGCCCGCAAGAAGTGGGGCGAAGAGGACACCGAGGATGTGCCCATCGAGTACGCCGCGCAGTTCATGTTCGGCCTGATGGTGACCAAGCGGCGGTTCTGCCTTGTCGCGGCGCTGCGCAGCTTCGACGATGTCGACGTGTACTGGACGGTGCGCGACGACGAGACCATCGCCGGCATGCGCTCGAAGCTGGCCGAGTTCTGGACCAGCCACGTGCTGCCCGACGTGCCGCCAGATCCCCTGCGCTTTGACGACATCAAGGCGCTGTTCCCGGTCGACGACGGAACGGCCCGCGAAGCCTCCGAGCTGATCGTCGATGCGGTGCACAAGCTCAAGACCGTGAAGGCTGATATCAAGCGGCTGGAGGAGGCCGAAGAGGCGCTGACCTTCGAGATCGCCGAGTTCATCAGCCCGCACGCACGCCTGGTCTGGCAAGGCGCAGACATCGCGACCTGGAAGGCCCAGAGCGACACACGCGTCAGCAACGAGCTGATTGCATCGGCCGAGATCTATGAGCGAACCGAGGATGGCGAACTTGCCCGCATCGCCGACACCAAGTCCCGCTTCAGCCGCACCAAGGCAATCCGAGTTCTCCGCTTTCCCAAGCCCAAGAAAGGTACCCAATGAGCAGCCAATCTCTCAAGGCAGTCGCCACCGGTCAAGTCGCCAAGACGGAGAAGCCGAAGGACCTGGCGCACCTGCTGGCCACGCCCAGCGTGCAGAGCCAGATCAAGGCCGCCCTGCCCCGCCACATGACGGCCGAGCGCATGGCCCGCATTGCCACCACCGAGATGCGCAAGGTGCCGAAGCTGGGCCAGTGCGACCCGATGTCGTTCCTGGGTGCGGTCATCCAGTGCGCGCAGCTGGGCCTGGAACCCGGCAACGCCCTGGGCCACGCCTACATCCTGCCCTTCGACAAGCGCGAGAAGGTGGGCGGCCAGTGGAAGACGGTTCGCACCGAGGCGCAGGTGATCATCGGCTACCGCGGCATGATCGACCTGGCGCGCCGCTCGGGCCAGATCGTCAGCATCGACGCCCGGGCGGTGTACGAGGGCGACAAGTTCGAGTGCATCCTCGGGCTGGACCCTCGCGTCGACCACCAGCCGGACTGGCAGAACGCGAACCGGGCCGACGCCAGCAAGCTGCGCTTCGTCTACGCCGTGGCCAAGTTGAAGGACGGCGGCGTGCAGTTCGACGTCATGAGCCGCGCCGAGGTTGAAGGCATCCGCGCGCGCAGCAAGAGCGCCGACAACGGTCCCTGGGTGACGGACTTCGCTGCGATGGCGATCAAGACCGTCGTGCGCCGGCTGTTCAAGTTCCTGCCAGTGTCCATCGAGATGCAGACCGCTGTCGGCCTCGACGAAATGGCCGAGGCCGGCTTCAGCCAGCAGAACGCCGCGGTGATCGACGGCGACTTCACGCTGGTCGACGACCAGCAGCAGATCGGCAACGACGATCCGAACGCCGCGACCGACGGAACTGACGCACCGGCGTTCGACGAGAGCACCTTCGCGCGCAAGCTCCAGGCCTGCCCCGATGTGGAGACGCTCGACCTGATGGTCGATGAGATACGCGACCTGCCGGGCGATCTGCGAGCGCGGTTGAGCGAGGTCTACGAGGCAAGGCGCCGGGCGATTTCGGCATGAGCACCACCCCGATCTACGTCGTCGTCTGCGAGAACAGCAAGCCCGGCCTGGACGGCCCGAGGCCGAGATCAACATGCAGTGGAAGCGCGGTGCTGCGCAATGCACGCAGATCCTCTCTACGCCGATCCTCAAGCTGCCGCCCACCGCCAAGATGATCGCGGCCAGGCGCAACCACCACAAGAGCGCCAACCTCGGCGAGGCCTTCAAGCACTTCACCGGCCAGGAGCTGGTCGGCGCGCACAGCGCCATGGTCGACGTGCAGGCCTGCATCAAGGTCTGGTTTGCGATCCAGGACCTGCAGGCCCAGCCGGCCACAACCTAACCACTTTCCAGGGTGCCGCCGGCCGGACTTGTCCTCCCAACCTCCCTCCCTTATTCCCGGCCGGCTCCCTTGCGGGACACCCTACTTTCTCACCCACAGCCTGAAAGGCGAACCATGCCCCAGTTCCGCAAGAAGCCCGTTGTCATCAGCGCGTGGCGGATCGACTTCGCCGACAAGCCGCTACCGGAATGGGTCAACGACGGCTTTCGAGCCGACGTTCTTGACTGGGACCCGGCCGGGGAAGGGCTTTGGATCAACATGCTTGAAGGCGCGATGGTGGGCGACCACGGCGACTGGCTGATTCGCGGCGTGAAGGGCGAGTTGTACGCCTGCAAGCCGGACATTTTCGAGGCCACCTATGAGCCTGCTGACGAGCAGCCTGAGCTGGCCGAGGGCGGCACAGACTGACCGAAGCGCCGAATGACCATCATGCCAATCACCGACAAGACGCCGGCCTGCTACGGAACCTGCTGCCCCGTGCACCAGCGCTGCGCCAGATACGCGGCGGTGGACGGCATGCGATCCTCATTCGTCATCGCAACCTGCAGCACCGACGGCGATGATCGGCCGCTGTTCCTGGCACTGGAGCCTGAGTGATGAAAGAGCAGGCGCTGAAATTTGGCGAGGTGGTGCAACTCAACCCCGAGACGTGCCGCAATCGCATGTTCGCGGGCTGCATGATGACCGTGACAGAGCCGGAGTCATGGGGCGCGCAGGGCTATGTGCAGGCACTCGGCCGGGACGAGAAGCCCGGCGGCCTGGCGTACTACCACGCTCGCTGGGAAGAGATGGAGCGCACTGGCGGCATGGCAGAGTTTGTGGCGCAGCAAGGGGAGGCAGCATGATCCGCGCCGCCGCCCTCGCCCTGCTGCTGTCCGGCTGCGCGATCCCGTCGCCGATGGGCGGCTTTGTCTACTGCCCGCAGGGGCATGTGTGCGAGAGCGCTATGGCGCCGGCGCAGCCTGCTTCGGCGCCGCGGCGTGTTCAGTGGGAGCGGACGCTGTGACTGACCTGATCCTGTCCGCCGACGAGCTGCAGGCGCTGACCGGTCGCAGCAGCAAGCGCCCGGCCATCCAGCTCGAGATCCTGCAAAAGCGCGGGTTCCACCGGGCGCACATCAACGCCGGCGGCCGGCTGGTGCTCGAGCGGGCGCACTACGATGCCATCTGCCGCGGCGAGACCGGGCCGGCAGAGCGCCGACGCCCGCAGATCACCCCGCCGCGTGCGCTACTGAGGGTGGCATGACGAAGGGTCCGGTAACCGGGACGCAGATCAAGGGCGGGCGCTACTACCTGGTGGTGGCCGAAGGCAAGCGGCGCCGGTGGGTGCCGCTGACCAGGGTCGACGAGGGGATGCCGGCGTTCCTGCGCGCGCTGGCCGACAAGCGCGATGAGGGTGTCGGCGGCTACCTGATGCCGGCGCTGGTGGCCGACTGGGAGCTCGAGGTGATGCCCAAGCATGCCAAGCACACCCAGACGATGGACCGGCACTACAACGCCCTGATCGCCGAGACGTTCCGCGAGTTCAGGCCGTCCGAGGTGATGCCGCCAGACGTCAAGGGCCTGCTGAAACTGCTCGAGAGCAAGCCGAAGACCCACAACATGGTCCGGGCCCAGGTCAGCGAGCTGATGCGGTTCGCCGCCGAGACTGGCCACCGCCCGCCGGGCACCAACCCGGTATCCGAGTTGCGCACGATCAGCACGCCGCCGCGCTCGAGGTACATCACCGACAGCGAGATGCGGCGGATCAAGGTCAGCGGGATCTACGGCGACGACAGGAAGCGCACCAGGTCGGGCCTGATGCTCTGCGCGCTGGTGGACATGGCCTACCTGACCGGCCAGCGCATCGGCGACCTGCTCAAGCTCGAGTGGACCCATGTCATCGCGAGCGGGATCGCCTTCATGCCGTCCAAGACCGCGAAGTCCACCGGCGCCAGGGTCGTGATCGAGTGGACGCCGCGGCTGCGGGACGTGGTGGCCAGGCTGCGCAAGCTGCGCCTCGAGCGAGCCGCCTTCACGCCGAAGGTGTTCACCACCCAGGACGGCCAGGGCTACACCTACTCAGGCGCCTCGACGGCGTGGAAGCGGGCTGTGAAGCGATCCGGCGTCCAGGGCGTGACGTTCCACGATCTACGCGCCAAGGCCCTCACGGACAAGGCCCAGGCGGAGGGCCGCAGGGCCGCTCAGACGATGGGAACTCACAGCACCGAGGGGCAGACGGCGGGCTACATCGACGGGCGCTTACCGGGCCGCACGGGCGCCACAAAATGAGGCCGCGTTGTTATGCTCTAACAGATGAGCAGAATCAGACGGAACGACCTGTCGTTTTCGGAAGTCAACGACGCCCTCCTGTACGGCCCTGAGACGGGCCTCTTTCGCTGGCGAGACACGCCAGACAACGGGAGGAAGGCCGGCAGGCAGGTCGGCACCGTCTGCAACACCGGGCACGTGATGATCCGCATAGGCGGTACGGTGCGATTGGCTCACAGGCTGGCGTGGCTGCTGCACCACAAGGAAATGCCACCCGACTGCATCGATCACATCAACGGTCAGAGGGCCGACAACCGCATTGAGAACCTGCGCGTTGTGACGCCGGCGGGCAACGCCCAAAACTCGGCCAAACACCGCCGCGGCGGCCTTGTTGGTGTCTCCTACTGGACCGAGAGGAAGACATTTCGCGCCGACATCTGTGTGCGTAGAAAGCGTATTTACTTGGGGTCTTTCGACACCGAAGAAGCTGCCCACGCCGCTTATCTTGCTGCCAAAGCCGTCATGCACGAGGCCCCAAGAACTGCGGCGCGGTAGAAATCTTCTTACCGCGCCGGTACCAAGTTAGTGCCCGCTACCGATACAAGCCTTGAAATATGGTCGGGGTGAAAGGATTCGAACCTTCGACCCTCTGGTCCCAAACCAGACCCACTTTATAGCAGCGACAGCGCCTTAAGAGCGAACGCTTCTAACGCCGTAAGACGAATTTCGGCGCATCTCACCGGGCTCGCGGATTTCGCGTTAGAAGGGTTCTACGCCCCGCCCGCCGCCTGAATTCGAGTCGCCCGGCGCATCCTGCGAAGCCAGCGCTCCCAGGGGAGATGCCGGCGCGCAGACCGCGCAAAGCGCCTCGTCAGCGCCGTTTATGGCAGATTCCCCCGCACACCTTGTGTGTAGGCGGGTGCGAAAGGCGCGATGATCACGGCTTGCTCCTACTGGATGTGATAAGTACCTACAAACCTGGCTGACTTGCTGCCAACAGATGCAGCAGTCCCAACCAGGCGAAGGGTAGAACCTGCGGCAAGAGCCTGGATAACGCCGTCAACACTAAACGAGTCGCCATGCCGCCCTGCAGCGTCAAAGTCAGCCGCGAACGTTGTAGCTATTGGCAAATTCAGCCGCATTTCATAGGCACCTGTCGCCGTTGGGGTGAATGTCACTGTCCCCATAACGTGAACCAAACTACCAACACGCGAGAATCGGCACACGGATGCCGCGCTGGTCGTTACGTTGGTGGAATTGGTGACGATTGGGGTCCACGAACCGGAGCAAATATCGCCAATTGTGTTCCCGTCTGACGCGCCAAGTATGGTCTGCCTCGGGTAGAGCGTAACGCCTGCATCGCTGTAGATATTGTTCCCAATTACCGCAGTGCCCTGCCCCTCGGTGACGATATCAAAATCAGAATTGAATGCAGTGTTGCCAATGATCAAGTTCCAGCCTACAGAGCCGACGTTTCCAACGTCATCCTCGTAGATTGACCGGATGTTTGCATTGATGAAGTTGTCTAGTACGACGTTGTACAAACACTTAAATGCGTTGTAGTACAGCACGATCCCAGAAGCCAGGGAGCCGCTCAGGTTGTTCTTCTCGATTAGATTTTTCCGACCATCGCACAGGATGTTGTGATACCCGGTCGTGATCCTGTTGCCCCTGCAACTCATGGAATCTGTCGCGTGCAAGCGGATGCCGTATCCCCACGATGGCGGCGACAACAGCCCGAACGATAGGTCGTGTATGTGGTTGTTATCTACAGCCCCGTCCTCGCAACCGTCGAGATTTATCACATTGATAAATCGCGTGGCCTCGGAATTGATGACAAGGTGGTGCACCTCGTTGCCGACAATCTGCACCCGGTCGGCACCATCCTCGACACCGATACCGTCACACTCGCATGAATGGATGTTGCAGTTGATGATGTCGATGTCCGTGCAATTCCGCCACACGTAGACAAGGCCGCTATCAAGACCAGCAGGCACCAGGTCACCTGGGTCCCAGTTCTTAGCTGTCACAAGGTTGCTGCCGTCAACCTCGACACCAGTAATCGAAGCCTCGGTGCACAGGTTCGTATCGGGGGCGGTGATGATTGCCGTGGTGTAGCCGAACTGAACCGCCGCCCCGGCGAAGGCCACAACTGCCTTGATCTTCCCGAGTCCCCAGAGGTGTATGTTGCTTTTGACGAATAGCGTGTTTGACACACCGAACGTGAAACCTGCCGGCACTTTGATGTAGGCACCGCCGCGTGTTGCCCAATAGTCCACCAGCTCCTGCATCTTGGCCAGCTCGTCGGACCCGTCGCCGACGCAAACATCCAAGAAGCTGGCTTCCTCCAGGTTCTTGTCGTGCTGAGTGCGGGAGCGTGCTGTCGAGTACGGCTGCTTGACGCCGATCAGCGCATCACCCTTGGCCGGGTCGGCGGTGTTGGACAGATCGGACTCGCTGCCTTCGACGGCTTGCCAGGTGACGCCGTTCCAGATCAGTTGCGCGCCGACACTCGCGACCGTGCCGCCTGGCATTCCCCATGACGTATGCACCGCGCCGGCGGTGGTGTTGACGAAGTAGTCGCCGGGAATGAACGTGCCGGCCGGCACCGGCGCCGTCGCATCCGCGATCCCCTTGTAGCCGCCGGTCGTCACAGTGACCATCGAGGGATGAATCCTGCCGCTTGGCGCCAGTGCGACGATCTTCCCGGCATCGGCTGTCCCGACAGAAGAAGCCACGAACGGCGGGGTGATGAACGGCAGCCCTCCATAGGCAGTCGAACCGTTGCCGACCTTCATCCTGGTCTGCGCGCCACGCTCGATCGCGATCTCGCCGTCGCCGAGGATGAGGCCGTTCGCCAGCCAATCGGCGGTCGTACCGACCAGGTGCCTGGTGCGTGCATTGATGTCGGCCATGTCGGTCTCCGTTAAACAAGGACCACCGGCGCAGCAGGCCTGCCGGGGTTGGTGGTGTCAGTTGCGGGTGCGGCAGGCGTTCCAGCCAGCACCCACTCGGATGCAGGCGCGGCTGGTGTGCCGCCGACGATCCAGATCCCGTCGACAACGGGGAAGTCAGCCGGCACCGGCTGGAACTCGGCGAGTACACGGACGCGCCAGTACCACAGGCGATGCACCGGAACCAGGTCGGCTTGCAGGTCTGAGGCGAAGCGCACGCGCGTCGGCGCAACGGTGGCACCGAGCGCGCTGGCATGCATCCCGGTCAGCGGCATCTCGATCCAGTCGTCCCAGGCGTAGGTGTTAACCCACGACAGCCAGGACGCATAAACAGCCTGGTCGATCATGAACACGAGAGAGATGGCGTGAGGCAGGTTTCGGAACGAACGCCGCTGGCGCGTGTTGCCCGCCGCCATCGGGGTGCGTGCCAGGCCGGCGCTGATCCCTGCGCTGTGGCCCTCGATGCGCGAGGCGCAGGGGTAGGACTTGGGGTATGTGACCATCGTCAAGCCCTCTGGTGCGGTGCAGCCCTGGCCCACACGGCCGGCGCATAGTTGATGGCCTCGATCGCAACCTGTTCGCCCTGCGGCCTCATGCGCTGCACGGTCCAGTCGGTGACCTCCAGGCCCTGCACGCCGAAAGCCAGGTGCGTCGGCTCGCTGTGCGCCAGGCGGTCGCGGATCTCGAACGGCGGCGCGCCCGGCAGCACGAGCACGTCGTCGGTCGCGCCGCGAGTCACGCCGAGCACCGTGTGTGGCTTGCCGGTCGGGTCGCGCAGGATGATCCCGTGCACCTCGCCGGCCTCCCATGGCATCGGCTCGCTCACGTACAAATTCAAGCCGTCGACTTGAATCACCCAGGCCGCGCGCCCCCAGCGCATCGACTTCGCCTGAATGGCGATGCGCTGGCCAGGCAGGCAGGACAGGCCCTCCAGCTCGGTGACGAAGCTCGCGTTGACGCGCTGCAGCCGGCGGCGGTCGATTGCCAGGTCGGCATGCTGCTGGGCAACCTCTTCCGACGTGCAGCCGAACAGGGTGATGGTCTGGTAATCGGGCGCGCCGGGCGGCTCGAAGACGGCAGCCTGCGAGAACGTGCGCGGGTCGCGGTACTCCACGCGCGTGCCGGCCGGCGTGCCAGCGCGGTCCCACTGGTGCGTGACCTGCAGCGATCCGGCGGCCATGTTGGCATCGGTGAAGAGTTGCGAGCGCACCGGCTGCGGCGCGTCCTCGACTAGCGACATGCGCGAGCCCACCGGCAGCGGCGCGGCGACCACGGTCTGCACCGACAGGCCGAGCGCCTCCCAAACTGTCGACGGCTGATCGAACACCGCATTAAAGCCGTTGTGGTACTCCCACTTGTCGCGCAGTTCGGCCAGCAGCGGCAGGTCCAGCTCGTCGTCGTTGCGTGGCCGGTTGCCGCCGTAGTCCGCGCACATGACGTCGACGAAGGCGTCGGCAGGATTGGCGGTGGGCACCGGCGCGCCCACACCCAGCGGCGAGAGCATGCGCGTGACCTTGAAGCGGATCGTGCTGGCCGCGTCGCTGGCGATCCCGTTCGTGGCCTTGAGCTTGACGACCACCAGCGTGACGGCGCCGTAGGCCGTGGTGCCATCGGCTGGGCCGTCGAGGAAGAACTTGAAGCCCGACCAGATCGCGAGGTCGCTGGTGTTGGCCTTGCCGTCGCTGTCGGTATCGCGCTTGACGCGAACGCGGTACCGGGCCTGCGGCACTTCCCACGTGCGGCTGTAGCGCTGCGGGGTATTCGATCCGGAAGAGAACGGCTCGACGCGTGTGACGGGTGCGCCCGCGGCCGCGCCGTTGTCGTCGATCGGCGTGTACTCGACGGTGATGCTGATGCCGCGGCCGGCGAGGTTGCCGGAGCCGTCCATGCTGTACAGGCCGCCAGGGAACACCACGTCGATCTCGATGCGGGTGCCGTGCTGACCAGGCTTGCAGGTCTCGAACGGGCCGACCCACTTGGCCGCGCCGAGGGTGTCAGCGCCAGGCGGCGGCACGAGCGAGCCGGGCGGAACGCTGGCACCAGAGCTGTAGGCGTCCGCCTGAAACGTCGCGACGATGTAGGTGGTGATGTCGGCCGACTCGCCGGTGGTCACCCACACGAACGTCAGCGCCTGCACCGTCGTGCCAATCGGCGGATTCGCCGGCAGGATTGCCAGCTTGTCGACCAGCGTTGCGGCGCTGCTGATGTCGTAGACCGGCGGGATAGACGGCGGGGTGGCGCTGCTGTCCTCGCTGACCTGCCGCCAGTACCAGGTCGACGGCGTGTTGTTGCTCGCCACGTTCGGCGCCAGCAGTTCCTGATCGCTCACATCGGCGCTGCTGACGACGTTCTCGTGCACGCCGGTGGTGGTGTGGATCTTTCCGTAGAGCGAGCCGTGGTCGGCCGGCTGAAATACCTGGTAGCTGGCGACCTCGCCCGGCAGCCCGGCAGCAGACGAGTCGCCCAGCAGCATCTCGTGCACCTGGTGCTGGCCCTGGCCGATGCACAGGATCGCGCGGAAGAATTGCTCGTTGCCCTGGTACTGCACATAGGGCTGGCTGGCGTAGTCAGGCGTGACGATGACATCGCCGTAGACCACCGGGATGGGTTCGCCCAGGCGCGCCGCGTTGCGCGTCGCTGCGATGCCGTAGACCTGCGAAGGCGATGGCGTGTTGGCGGCAGCAGGCCGGCTCGGCGCGAATATCTTGCCCAGCACAAAGCCGATGGCCGCGCCGATGATGGCCTGCAGGATCAGCTTGCCAAGGGCCGCCTCGGTGATGCCGGCCGGCCGCATGACCACCAGCACCTCATCACCGGCGGCGACGACGTGGCCGACCGGGTCTATCTCGTGGCCATCCAAGTAGACGATGCGCGTGCCCATCGCCGGGCCGGGCTCGTGATCTGCAAGCCAGGCGCCGAGGTCCACGCCCAGCGGAAGGTCGTGCAAGCGCCGCCGCGTCGTGTCAAGCGGGTTGTAGAGGACGATCAGGCGCGCCATCTGTAGACCTCGGTGCGCGGATAGCGGGTCAGGTACTCGTGCAGCCGCACGGCTACTGCTCCGGTCTTCCTGCGCGTGGTGATGACCCAGCGGTCGACCACGATGGCGATGTGCGCCGCGCGCGGACTCAGGAGCAATGCGCCGGGCTCTGGTGCGATGAGCCGATCCCCGTAGACCTCAGACGCGCCGGCCATGATTGCGGTGTGGCGCTCGCGGGTCATCCCGTCTACCTGCCAGTCCGGCAGCACCGCATCGGGCCGCATGCGCATCAGGATCGCGCGCGTCAGGCCCCAGCAGTCGTAAGCATCAGGCCCGCGCGCGTCGCGCTGCCAGGGCTTGCCGATCAAGTCGTTCACGTCGACGGCGGCGATCATCGGTCGAGCCCCGCGAACTTCTGCACGTCGTACCAGATGCCGGGAAAGCGCCGGTTCAGCACGTCGCTGCGCCCAGCCACACCGGCCACCGCCTCGTCGGTGATCTGGATCGAATCGAACTTCAGGCGCACCGGCGCGGACTGCGATGCGGCGATGTCGCTACCCAGGAACTCTCGATAGACCGCCTCGACGTTGATCGACGGGTCGGCATGCGCGGCACGCACCGCGTCAGCGATCGACTGGTCGGCGTTGGTGATGGTCACCTTCATGTCCTGCTGGCCAGCGCCGTCAACCGTCGGCAGCTCGATGGCGAACGGGAACGGCACGAAGGTAGCCGTGCTGCCGTCACCCAGGTCCGCCGTGAAAGCCTGCGGCCAGGTCGTGAGGTAGTACGGTGCCGGCCAGAGCGGGTGGCGCAGTTCGAGCGTTTGAATGATTGATTCGCCCGCCGGCGCCGAAGCGCGCGCAGTCTGCAGGGCGGTGGTGGCGGTCGTGACCATGGTCAGAACGCCGCAGAGCTGCCGCGCGACAGGCCCCAGGCGCGCTCTGCTGCGTGCGCCATGATGTTGCCGCCGCGCAGGATGTCGGCCGACAGCGCGGCCCTGATCTGGTCGATGTTGACCTCCAGGCCGCCTGGCGTCTGGCGGGTCTCGACTTGAATGCCGGCCGCGTTGTTGTTGATCGTGACCTGCATCGCCTGCTGCTGCTGCGCCGGCAGGCTGAGGTTTCCAGATCCGCCGAAGCGCAGCGGCGCGATGGCAGCACCGGTGCTGGTGCTGGTGGCGAAGGCCGACGGGCCGACGATGGCGCTGCTGCTCGGCATAGCGAAGGCGGCTGGTGCCGCAAACGTCGTCGACCCAGGCCCGCCGATGTCGAAGCCGAAGGCCGCAAAGATGGCCTTCTTTGCGAGCAAGCGAAGCAAGTCCGCAAGGATCGATTGAGCCATGCGCTTGAAGGCGTCGGAGGCGTCGGCGGAGCCTTTGGACAGGTTCGTGAAGAACGACTCGAAGCCGTCGCCGACGATGGACAGCGCCGTCACCTGCTTCGCGGCGCTGTCGCCGGTCTTGCCCAGGCTTTCCCTGAGCGTTACGAGCGCGCGGTTGTATTGGTCGACGCCGATGGCGTTGTTGGCATACAGCTCTTCGAGCTTGGCCATCTTCTCGAAGTAGGCGTCGAGCGTGGCGCCTGACGGATCCAGCGAGTCGATGAAGTCCTTCTGAGCTTTGGTAGCGTCCTCGGCCGCCTTGCGATTGCGCTCGCCCTGCCGCGCCATGTCATCCAGTACCTGCGCCTCGTCCTTGGCGATCTGCACCCGGGCGGCAGCAGCAGCGGCCCTGTTCTTGTCCAGGCGATCGAGTTCCTTC